ATGTGTGGACGTTTTTCACAGTCAATGACGCGTGAAGATTATCTTGCCCTGCTTGCTGATGAATCAGAATGCGACATTCCATACGATCCAGAACCCATCGGAAGATTCAACGTAGCGCCAGGAACAAAAGTTCTGCTTCTGAGCGAACGTGATGAGCAGTTGCATCTTGATCCAGTTATCTGGGGATACGCCCCCGGTTGGTGGGATAAGCCACCGCTAATTAATGCTCGATCTGAAACTGCGGCTACCAGCAGAATGTTTAAACCACTCTGGCAGCATGGGCGTGCCATTTGCTTTGCTGATGGCTGGTACGAATGGAAAAAGGAAGGTGACAAAAAGCAGCCCTACTTCATTCATCGGGCCGATGGCCAGCCGATATTCATGGCGGCGATAGGCAGCACACCATTCGAACGTGGAGATGAAGCAGAAGGATTCCTGATAGTGACGGCTGCTGCAGACAAAGGACTGGTAGATATTCACGACAGGCGGCCACTGGTACTGTCACCAGATGCTGCTCGCGAATGGATGAGGCAGGACGTTGGAGGGAAAGAAGCTGCGGAAATTGCGGCCGATGGTTCCGTGCCGGCTGAGAATTTTATATGGCACGCCGTGATGCGTGCCGTAGGGAATGTTAAGAATCAAGGACCAGAGTTAATACAAACTATGCGTTAATGTACAATGCGGCAGGGAAAAACGTCTGATTTGAGTGAGGACCGGAAATTCGCAATTGTTCTAATAACCGCGAATGTATGACTAACATTGATGTGTCTTAATCAGCGGGTAACTGGTGATTGATAAATATTTAAAACGAAAACCTAAGCGCGTGTCCATTGTGGGCAGTGATAAAAATAGTAGGCCGTTCAGATGCATTTTCGGTCAGCGTGTTTGTCTCGATTAAGCTCATCAGAAACACTACAAGGTCACGAATACAAGTCTTGTTGGGTTCCATCCGGGTGCTATGACATATTTTTATCTAGCTCTGCTGAAATCTCATCCATGATTTGATTGTTCTCATCCATCCAGTTTTGAAACACATCCTTTCGTTCATTAATAAAAGGATGGTCTTTAGCTGACGCAGAAAGCAGAAATGCAATAGCCTGTCCAACATGAACACAGATCAATAAGGCGCTGTTGACCTGATAACTGTTTTCGCCATAAACGCCGATATGTGAAAAGGCGTGAAACTTTTCATCAACCTCACCGCTGTCACGCAAATGGTGAGATATGGCTTTAATGTTTGGGTGTGCGCCATACTCAATAGACCATTCGTAGAGTTGTTTCAGGTAGTCAGACATATCTGGTGAGATAAAACTTAGTTTGGTTACCACCGCTCCGATAGTAAACGCCTTTCGGCAGTTATCAGTTGCAGTTTTGGACTTACCTCTGTTAAACCAGATTTCACTCATCTTCTTATCGGATGATGTCAGATAAGCATAGCAGGCAGACTCTAATGCAGCACGAGCTACCGGAAATACTGCAACTTGGTGACCAGATAATGCCTGAAGAACTGCATTTGAGAGCATCATGTATGAGTTCATCGCCAGCAGTATGGTTGCAGCGTTTGCGTCATATTCCTTGGCGAATATCTCTTGATGAAAAATCCTGTCCATCTCATGGATCATCCCCATTAAGTTGGGTTCTTCTTTCGTATGATGAACATGATTTTCAATAGTTGCTTTCAGATAGTTTGAAAGTGTATCAATTTCAATCTTCACAGTATCATCCAGTATAAATTTGCTGTGGATGACTTTATCCTCTCGATTATGATGTGTAAACGATAATCCCAGCGGTTAAGCACAGACACAAAATTTTCCAGAGGCTAATCGCGACCAATGGGTATTTAAAGTGATGACCAGCCTGTAGACAGAATTGTGCAATATGTAATGTAGTTAGTGATAAACACAGATCGAAATTAGCGACTTCCGCTTCTGGCACATCGCTGCCATTGAAATGGTTGCGCACCGTCATGGGGTGTCGGGGGTCGGAGGTTCAAATCCTCTCGTGCCGACCAAAAATCCTCTAAGAACCAGCCTGTTACGGCTGGTTTTTTTATGTCTGTTTTCTGTACGGGGAAACTCCGGGGAATTATTGGGGTGAAACTATCGACAGATCACCAGCCAACTACGATCTATCGGATTGTAATATCCTCTTGAGTAGCAAGCACGATAATTGCCAGGAACCTTTTCTCTATACAGTTGTCTGACAATAGAATTCATCTGACATTAAGAAGCCCTATGATTACTAGTCTCTCATTGGTATTTGCCGTGATTACCACTCTGTGCATCATGTTGTTCGCTGCGGTAAAAGTAGGGATTGGTTTGTCTAACAATCCAGACAGAAATGATAATTAACCTCAACCACGTAACCCCACTTCATACTTCACTTAACAGTGATGTGCTCACATCACCGGGCAATCATCAAACTCTGCATTCCTGGCGTCATTGATGATGTAAGTAAGCACCCCAAATATAGCGGGTGCAGAACTGTAACCGCCATCATCTACTGGCAGCGCCTCCTTTCTCCCGTTCTCCAGATTAACGAGGTGGGGTTGAGGATGTGTCCGATATCGCTTGATCCTAAATTCTCCGTCTATCGCGCAGATCAGCAGCGAGCCATCACAGGGAGAAAGTGACGCATCAACAACCAGTAGCGCCCCCTGGATTATCCCTTCCCTGAAATGTGAACGCGATGCCCGCATAAAATAAGTCGCTGCTGGCTGGCTGATTAGCTGCTGATCGAGGGAGATTCGTGTTTCAACATAATCTGCCGCAGGTGAAGGAAAGCCCATGTTTACGCCCTCTCTTGAATACCGGATAAAAACACAGTATAAATACTGTATATCCATCCAGTAAAGGAGCAATGAGCAATGTTCGTGGAACTCGTTTATGACAAAAGGAATTTTGATGGTCTGCCCGGTGCAAAAGATATCATTCTGGGCGAGTTAACCAAGAGGGTTCACCGGATCTTCCCCGATGCTGATGTTCGGGTAAAACCGATGATGACACTGCCGGCGATCAACACTGACGCCAGCAAGCATGAGAAGGAACAGATAAGCCGTACTGTTCAGGAAATGTTTGAAGAGGCTGATATGTGGCTGGTTTCAGATTAAACGCCTTGAACCGTCATATTGCTTAAGTACAATCCGCCGTGACTGGCAATCATTCAATACTCGCACTATCGAACGTTCGCCAGTCGGCCGCAATCATGCTCTTGCATACGGTGTGGTTGCGGCAGTTTTAATTTTTACGACTGAGTATCCTGCTGGTTTTGCTGGGGCTCACGTTCTGTTTTATCCATCGCCATCTGCGTATCCTTCTGTTTCTGGTGCCAGATGCTGTCAGACGGCATCTCTACACGAACTGAAACATACTGATCTGACGGGATATCAATGGGGTCCCCATTCTTAACGGTTTCGTTTATGACATTACCAGCACCGTCTTTCATTCCAATCAAGTTTCGTGCGAATATCGGTGCTTCCGGGTAGGTACGGTGAAAGGTTTTCACCAGAACAGAACCATCTGAGTTGACCTGATAATCCAGCCATATCAATGGTTGTCTATTACGATCCTTGGGGATATCAAACCCACCGTCAATACCACCCCAGGCAGCGTCCGAATTCAGACCAGTGCAGCCATCAATTAGATATTCACCTGTATTGATACGTGAAACCGTTACCCCTTCCGCCTCATCATTTGTTTCGAATTGACCATCATGGAATATTTTTACAATTGGGGACGCAGCTTTTAATGTCCCGTCAGAAGCTCTGGTTGTATTGCCTGAATGATACCATTTAAGAAAAGAGCCAAAATACCAGACACCAGTATTATTATCATGATAAGCGGGTCTGAATCCGGCAACATTATTGTTTACTGCGATCTGGAAATTGCATTGCCCGGCACTATTATTCCCCCATGCCCTGACGGTTAATGCGCCAATAAAGGCATCGTTTGCTATACCTGAACCTGGCATTTGACTTCCTGTAGCAATCCCGGCTGTCATCCCAAGCGGGTAACTACTGAACAGAGCGTGAGAAACAATACTTCTGTAATCACAGTTCATTTGAAGCATTACTGGTACGTACGATGCAGTATCACTGATTAACGATGTTTGAACATCTCTCGTTGCTGCACCTTTTAATCCTAAACTATCCCGGGCATCACTTTGGTTGCCTGCTCCAGTCCCCCCTTGTTTCACACTAAGAGGGGTAGTGAGTCCTGCGAGGCTTGTAATATTACTGTTTTCGCCACTATCTGCTTTTTTATTCAGTGCATTGACAATGTCTGACCATGCAGGGCCTGTAAACGTGCTGCCATCAGGTAATTTAACGGTGACATTTCCGCTTCCACTAAAAATGCTTTGCCAGTTCTGTTTGTCGTAGTTCAGCCCGCGCAGAGCTTCAGCGCTCTGAGTTACAAGCGCTGCGGTTACCAGGTTCATCGCCACACGGGGAACCGCATACCATGCCGCACCTGACTGCGTTGGTCCGGTAAAATTACTCACCAGTGTTGCTGATGTGTTGCTGTTAACGGTCTTAACCGGAAGGGTATATGGAATGCCACCGACCGTAACAACAATAAAATCTCCGGCCGCCACCTCTGTGGTAAACGCGGTTCCGCTGCCAGATACAGCAGCAGACTTATTCGTCAGGGTTAATGTTCCTGCGGACATGGATTTCTCCTGATAATAAAAACCCCGCCGGAGCAGGGTTGATTGGTAAATAAAAACATCAATTAATCGAAATAAGAGACATCGATATATTTTACAGAAGTTTTAAAATCAATTACCTGTCTGTTCCATCCGGTTGGTGGCGTTTCGGCAAGCATTGTTCTCATTCGAGTTGACGATCCATTAAAATAACACGTATTCCCAATTGCTGACTGCAATGATCCACCTGAAGATACTGCCACCATAAAACCAGCCGCCTGCGGCACTATAGCTTTTTTCCCTGTCGTCGTAATATCAAGATTAACCCCAGAGTTATCCCCTCCAGCCACACCACCTGTTGTTATGTCGGTAAGTATCTTGGTTTCATTAGTCAGAATACATTTTCCGTCTTTATCCCAGACAGCCATTCCCCACGCAGGAGGCACCTGAGCTTTTGTTGTGAACAGATAAAGGTGAAGAGTAAGTGACTGAGACTTCCCTACCGTTTGCCTCGCCTGTACACTGATTGTATTCCCGCTTATGGTATAGGTGAAATATGCCTCTGCTCCGGTAGTACAACAGAAAGGCATAACGACATCTTCAGTGTTAAATGTCGTTGTTATGGTGGCGATACCATTTCCTGTTGCTGTCAGCTTTTTTTCAAGTGCTATGGGGGTTGTGTTAGGAGTAACGAACTGAACTCCGTCAGGAGTTGCAAGCAGTGCTCCGTATGTTGCCATCAGATTTTCTCCTGATAAAAAATAATCATCCCCGCAACAGCCGGTTCGGTATTTTCCGTATAGTCTGAACTGGTAGCGCTGGATAATGATGCGGTTCCACCGGAGAAGTTAATTTTTCTCCTGTTCGCTGAGTTAACTGACTGAAAAGGACATTGCAAATAACGTAGCTGGTATCCAGACTCAATGGTAAATGCCCACGAACCCGATACCTGCCCGTTAGACACATTGACACGGGAAAGAACCATTGTAGGTTTGATCCCATAGTTATTCGGGATGCCATTTGCATCCCATGTCTGTATTCCCCAGGTCATCAAAATACCCCCGTTATTTTTCCGATCTGGACACGCAGAACTCCGTTTCCATCCCTTATGCTTTGGGTTACGTTAGTTTGTTTCATGGCACCTTCAGAATCACTACCGTAGTTTTGCATCGTTCCATTCTTGTCCAATCTCCATCCTTGCGAACCGGCAACATAGTTATTTGACTGAATGTATGAGCCAATTTTAGCGTTAGTGATACTGCCATCCTGAATAAACGCATCGCTGATAAACACCTGACCATTAACAACAGCAAATGGTGAATACTGCGTGTCACCGCCACCGCTCATCAGGACGAACTGATTGGCGTTAAACCCGACGCGGGTGACTACCGGCTTACCCGCTTCTGCCAGCACCGCGATCGACATCCCGGCGTTATACATCACACCGTTTATTCGAACCCCGGTTTTGAGGGTGTAAATTGCAGATGCCCCTGTAGCATCAACCACGGCAGTGAGCTTATCTTCCAGCGCAGCAGTCACATCATTGAACTGCGCCTGCACCTGCGTGGACATTTCCGCCATCGCCTGATTCACATCGGCGATTGTGGTTTTCACCACCAGAATATCCGCGCGTACTTCGCCGTACTGCGCCCACTGGTGTTCCACCGTTCCATGGTTGGCCAGCGCATTCTGCAACGCAGCTTCCAGATTAGTATCAATGTCACTTGTCAGGCGATCACCGTCGGCAGACGTCAGAAAATCATCGGCAATATCGCCCAGGTAGTCGTCAGCATTCGCGTTGGATTGGCCACGAACCCAGTCGGTCCAGCCTGATTCATTACCCGTTCTGTCTACCAGCTGCGCTCGGTACCAGAATTCCTGCCCCGCTTTTAAACCCAGTTGGGTGTATTCGGCAGACGGATAAGGCACATCAGACAGCAAAAGAGGATTAGAGAAATCACTGTTCGCGGTGTACTGAATTTCCGTTTTCAGCGTGTCCCCGGTGTTAGCCGGGAATCCCCAGTTCAGGCGAATCCCCCAGTTGATCGGCGTTGTCGCAAAGCCGACAGGTTTCGGTGGATTTCCCACCTTGCCCGTCAGCGTTTTCTCTTCGGAGTAGCCCCAGCCAGAGGAAATTTCAGCGGCATTAATGGCACGCACACGCACGAGGTAGCGCCCGGCATAAATGCCCGGAACATCGAATGACGTGGTGGAGCTGCGCGGCACGTTTACCCAGTTACCATCATTGCGGCGCCACTGTGCCTCATAGGCGATGGCATTCTGCGACTGGTCCCAGCTCACCCGCATGGTCTCAACGCTGATATTCTGCTGAACCACTGAAAACGAACTGATAACGATATTAGCTGGCGGCGACTGGTTACCCGGCGGGATCACACTCACCGGCCGCTGGTCAATGATGGCTCCGGTATCGATACGGGCATATTTATCCGGATCGTGCCATGCGCCAGTAATCGAAAAGGTACCATCACTGTTATCGGAGACACTGACAACACGATACTGCTGGGCGTAGAGTTCATCTGACTCAACCACCCAAACAGCTTCGGTCTGTGGCGTCTCACTGTATGCCGTGGTGACTGTGACTGATTCACCGTTCACGGCCTGAATGGTCCTGCTCTGCGACGCTCCGGAAGGTAGGTTGAGAATAAGGCGATCACCTGCTGTCGCATCTGCCACGCGGTCAAGTTTGATAACGCGACCGTTAACGGCGCTGATGCGTCCGCCCATAACCTTTCCGGAAAGCAGCTCGTCTGACACGGCGATGATGTATCCCGGCTGCGGAATGTTTCCGTCCAGGCCAACATCAAACGAAACAACACGATCCTTATTGTTGGTGAGAATACCCCAGCGCCCCTTTCGGTTCGCTTCTGATTGACGGGTACAACCGATGGCTGTCATTTCCAGCTGATTAAATCCGTACCGGGCCACCAGAGGCTGCTCAAATACCGGCTCCATCGCGTCTGCGTAGGCGTTACCGGGATCTGACCATGAAACTAGTGCTGTGGTGTAGCGGCTTTTCGTGGTGCTGCTCGAATAGGTGAAGCGACCGCCAACAACGTTAGCGCGCGTGTAGCTGTAATCAACATCGCGCGGCATGTCAGCCAGGGCCACAATCTGATCCCCGCCCCAGTAGGTCATGCCACGGAAGATAGCAGCAAAATCACGCAGGACTGTGTAGGCGTCGTTCCGGTCCTGAATGTACACGTTGCAGGTATATCGTGGTTCGGTTCCATTGCCCCCTTTACCGTCAGGCACCATCTGATCGCAATACTGTGCTACCTGATAAAGCGTCCACTTATCGATATTCGCAGCGGTCAAACGGTGCCCGAGGCCGAACCGGTCAGAAACAACCAGATCGTAAAAAATCCACGCCGGATTATCCGTCCATGCCCACTTAAACGCACCGGTCCATGTACCGCTGTACGTTCGTGTTTCGGGGTCGTAGGTATCTGGAACGCGGATCACGCGCATTTTTGGCTCGCAGGAGATCTGCGGGATAGCGCCGTTAAACTGGCTGGAATCGAATTCGATGTAGAGTAGCGCTGTGTTAAGATAGCGTAACTTGGCGTCAATCACCTCAGTGAAGCTCTGCAGCGTCATCGTGTCGCCGATCTTCGCGCTGTTGGCGTCAGAGGTAATCTTACGCAGGCGTATTGTCCAGGTGTTTCCAGCCTGCGGTAAATCGATACGGTGGCTTCGCTCATAACCAGACGTCGTTTTTCCGGTCACGCTGGTATTGAGTACCGTCTGCCATGTGCCGCCGTCCGTCTGGAGGTCAATCGCATAATTAACCGAGTAACCGACCAGATCACCGTCGTCCTCTTGTTTGAAAAGCGATGGCCATTTCAGACGCAGGCGAACTGCTGAAAGCTGCGTATTGGTAAATGTACGTGTCCAGGCTGTAGCGCTTGATACCTCAGTTCCCACGCTGATTTCGTTTTCGGTACCGGGAATACCCTGAATATATTTTTGCGACTGCGTTCCCGCGCGAAACTCCCACGTTACGCCGCTGAAGTTTTGGGAGCCGTCAGCATTCTCCAGTGCCGTTCCGTCCAGGTAGATATCTTTGCCGGTTAGATGCCCTGCAAACTCCCCTTCACCAAGCGCAACGAGGATTTTTGCCTTCGCTACAGATTGCAGATCATCAGGCTGTTCGGTAGGGGTTCGGGAACTTGAGCTGCCGCCCTTGCGGCCTTTTATTGCGGTTGCTGTTGCCATATTGCGCCCATAAAAAAAGCCACCCAAAGGTGGCTACTGTCTGAATATCAGGATGTTACAAATCTAAATACCTGGTTATGTTGTGGATTCAGCCCGCCAGCGGTGGGACGCTGGTGAACTCATAACAGGTGGAATGGCTGATTACCTCTGGAAAAAGGAGAAGTAAATGGGTTCGATGTTAGAACTGGAAAAAGAAGTGGCAGAGCTTAAACAAAAGCTGCTTACGCATGAAATTGCAACTGGCCTTATTCTATCGGACATTGTGAAATTACTGGACATTGCCCGGCCAGGCGCACTCGATGCTCTGACTAAAAACTATCAGGCAGGGCAAGCAAAAATCCCAGAATCAGCTGCACGTAATGATCCGCACACAATTGATGCGTTCACGCGCATCCTTAAAGTTTTAGAGGTGGCATCAAAGAAATAATTAAATCGAGCTTTTCATTGAATATTTCTTCATGAGTTTTAGCGGCCTCATTCGGGGCCGCTGTTACCGTTCCACCGAAAACCCCTGCATCACCCTGCGAAATCTTTCCCTCCTTTACTCGCAAACTCCAGCCATTACCGGTGATGGTCGAATGAATAGCGCCACCTGGCCGTAGTGCGTTCTGAATGGCGGAATTGACGATTGCCGGGTTATGCAGCTCTGCTATCTCCACCTGCAGGCTCGCGATGGTTGCCTCAAGCATGCTCATGCGCTCTTCTAAAGTCATAGTTTTCTCCTGCCTCTCAGCTAATAAGTTAATTAATTTACTGTTGATCTTCGACATAAATTCCGGCAGAAATAATTGCCCCGCCGATTCGACGCTTACCATATCCCAGAGGGACAGGATATCCCTGCGCTGCGGTGTTTGTTACACCACCGAACGCGTACGATGCCCGGTTATCTGAGCTTTGTTTGCTGGCCAGCCCTGTAGCCTGAGGGGATAACATCTGGACTACGCCCCCCAGCGTCATGGCTGCACCGAATTTCGCAGCCCCGTACCCCACCGCTGATAGAGTGCCGCCTGAGAAATAGCCAATGGCTACCCCAACAACGACGAGCACGGCACCAAGAATTGTCTGTAATACCCCGGCTTTTTTACTTCCGATTACCACCGGGACAATTCGAATAACTTCACCGGTTACCGGAAAACCAAAATCATCCTTTCCGATATTTTTTTTATCTTTAAAGACGGCGTAAGTCAGGCCCCTTGATTTGCTGGTGATCAGGAATTTCTCAAGCCCGTTTATAGTTTTTGTAAGAGAGTTGATCGCCTCAGCGGTTGTGCGTATTAATCGATGGTGAACCTTTCCATAGGTTTTACCCAAAACACCGCCGAGTTCGATTCGGGTCATGACCTCTGACATTTTATTTCTCCATAAAAAAGCCACCCGAAGGTGGCTTAGCTTATTTTTAACTTTTCAAAGGCATGATCTGGCAGCCGTAGCCCAGTGATCGTTCCATCCTTTCGCGACGGCGTAAACTTTAACATCGCTTCCGCCTGCTTCTGATTTATCGATATTCACCACTGAAAGGGCCCCGAAAATATCGTCTGATGCTGTTATTTTGTAACCTGACTCAGTTGGTATGCTGGAACTTGAAGATCGAAGCTCCACCCATTTAGGGGCCAGGCATCTGTTAACCTGATCTGCGCTCTTTGACGTGTGCTCAGAAAGAATAGGCTTTTGTGATTCGAGGGAGTTTACAGAGCAGCCAGCCAAACCAATAACTAGCACCAAGAATAGCTTTTTCATTTTCATGCTCCTTTGAAATTTCGTAAAGGTTAGCATAGAGATCTGTGACGTAGAATCTTCATCGTCCTTTCCTGCCAGTAGCCACCATACGGCACGCGCTGGCTCAGATGTCCGTACAGGTGGTGCAGCAGCATATTTCCCTCCAGCAGTATCCCAGCGTGATTCCACTTATCAGCCTGGACCTGCATGATCACCATATCGCCGGGTTTCGGTGGCCCGTCGAATTCCCGGAAACCGCACTCGTACCAGCAATCCTGATAGAAGTTGTCCGGATAGTCGTTTTCCCACCAGGGATAATCCACCCGGTAATCATGGAGCTCGATACCATGGGTCTGCCGGAAATAGCTCATTACCAGTCCCCAGCAATCGAAGTGTCCAAGCACAAACGGACGCTCCAGCAGCGGCAGTTCTCCGCGCGGCTGGATGGTGCGTAAATCCCCATCCGGCCAACTCACGATGTGCCAGGGTAAGAGCGTTGCGTCGCATTGCGCTTTATCCAGTTCGCTCGCCTGCGTCGTGGCATCCGGGTGGCTGTGGACAATGGCAATCACTGTTCCCCAGTCTTCGGCAACTGCGTAATCTTCCGGCGACAGGTGGAAATGCTCTGTCGGATCGGTTGCCAGATTACGGCAGGGAATGTACCGCTGCACCCTGCTTTTTTGCACCACTACGCCGCAGCATTCACGCGGATATTCAGCAGCAGCATGCGCCATAATGTCGTCGATAATTTTCTGACGCATATCAACTCCTGATCAGGGATGTGCCAGGGAAGCCACCGAACGGCAACTCGTTCCCCTCGCCATGCCTCAACTTGCACGCAGTGAGCGTACCGGGGCATTCATCGAGTGACGGATCGTTAACCGGGTTGTTGTGCTTGTCGAAATAACGCGTTCCGGCATAGTCACATCCATCACCTGAGCGATATTTGTTACGGATACACCAGGTACAAAGCGAATGTAGCTGGCGCGTCGGGATCATCAGCCCCTGCAGGTCCATTGGACTGGACAACGTAAACGCCACCACCTCGTTGGTTTCAGTGCTCTTGGCGTCAATGTAAAACACCTTCAGCTTTTCCTGCTGCGGATCCGCTGACGGGTTGCCCTCCGGATAGTTTTTCGCATCCAGATACTGCGCCAGCGTGTCATGAACCGTGACCTTTGCCTGCAGCAGGTCATCATAAGCAAGACACAGCGCCGTAATGGAACTGTCAAGGTTAGCGACCGACAGCGTCGGCTGCGCGCTGGTCCCGTCGGTCGCCGTCTCAATACCCTCGATCTGGCAGGGCCAGGCTTTATATTCCTGCCCCTGCCACCAGATCGATTTCGCCGGTAGCTTATTGTCATCTCCACCAGCAGCAGCAATTTCATCGGGAGTGTGGGCAATGTTGTAGGCGTGGAAGCGGAGAACGTCGGAAACACCAAATGCGGTGCCATCGACATCAAAAAGCCGGACAACATTGCCCGGCTCAAGTTTCTGATAATCACTGTTTAAGCTCATGGTGCAAACGCCTGTTCAAAGGTGGCTGATACGGTTTCCACCGTTTTACTTTTGGTGACGCGCTGCAGGCTGTCTACCTCAACGCGCCACAGCGCCAGATCACCGCCTGGTGGGGTAAACGAAAATGATTTCGTCTTATGGCGCCGCAGGAAAGCATAAATATCCCGGACGGTTTGCGGTTCGCCGGTAAATGAAAACTCATAACTGAGCGTTTCATCATTCATCCCGGCACCTGACACCTGCTTATAGCCATCACCAAACTGCGCCGTACGGACGGTATCCTTACTTTTCAGGGTCGGCTGGCTGGATGCTTTAATCCGCCATGCAAAATGCTCGATCGCCATTACTTACCTCTGTTTTGTTGCATTCCAGATGATGCCACCGGGCCGGACTTCTCTGGTGATACCTTCCCTGATGGAACTGTTGATCACCTGCTGATAGGCTTTCCCCAGCGCATCGCCGTTTCCTTTCTGCTGACCGGAATCTCCCTGGCCTGTTGTAACCGAAACCGGTGCATACACGCTGACACCAAAAGGAGAAGCAACGCCACCGCCACTCCCCCCGACCAGACCACCAGTCGCATAACCGCGCATCATGCGATAAAGGTTGCCGACACCTATTCGGTTGGTGGCCTCCTGCGTAAAGACAAACTCGCCACGGTGCACCACACCTGCTGGCTCATACTTACCACCAGAGCCGGTGTATCCACCTGTGGCATAGCCGAGCCAGGAGGTTGCCGAATCGACAAGCCCAACCATGGCCTGTTTCATCAGGATTTGCGTCAACATCGACAGCGTCGAGCGGGTAAAATCAGCCCAGTTTCCTTTGCCGGTTGTCAGCATATCGGCCATGTTCTGACTGATGCCGTCAAACGTAGCGGCAGCGGCAGACTTCATTGAACCATACGCATCATTGGCAGAGTCGGCGTAGTCAGCCCAGGCTGATTTTGCCCCCGCTTTCCAGTCGTCCCGCAACTCATCCTGCGCGGCGTAGTACTCCTTGAGCGCGCCCAGCTCATTCTGATAGCCCTGATCCGCATCTGTGCCACCGGCATTCATCCAGCCCTGCCGAAGCTGAGCCTCTTCATTTTGCCGCTGCGCACCGCGGCTGCTCATGCTGCCACCTGCCACCAGTGCTTTGGTTTTCTCACCAATCTGGGTAACGTATTTCTGCGAGCTATCCTGCAGGCGGTTCAACCGTTCCTGGGCAACAATCTGATCGCCAAGCCGGGCATTCACCTCCGCCCGCGCCAGCACCTCATCTTTGTTCGCCAGCACCGACTTTTCATCAGCGGTCAGCGCGCGCTTTTTAGCGGCCTCTTCCAGTACAGAAAAGCGGGATTGCTGTTTCCACAGTTCCTGCCGCTGCTGGCTGATGGTATCCGTGATGCTCTTATGCTCCTCTAGCGTGCGTAGCTGCGCTTCCAGCTCCAGCGTCTGCGCGCTGGCTGTATCGATACTTTTCACGCCTGCTGGCGTTTTCACCGCTGACGGCTTTTTAGGTTTCTTCAGCGAGTCGTCGTATTCTTTTTTGGCGGCTTCAAGGTTGATGTTGTAGTCCGCCTGGAGGATCCGCCCATCCTTCAGCGCCTTATTCAGTTCGTTCTGGCGATCGGTGTATTTCTCCAGCGCACTTTGCGTCTTTGCATAATTCGACTGCGCCTGCGCGGCATACTTCTGGCGGTCAGATTCAATCACCGCCTCGCGCGCGGCGTTATCCTCAGTTGCCTTTGCCACACTGGCCTGCTGTTGCGCCATTTCCAGTGCAAGGCGGGCAGATTCCCGATCGTTCCAGTAGCTGGCGCGCGCATCATCGTTGACATAACCATCACCTTTACGCAGATTCCAGATTTCATCCGCCCGCTTAAAGGCCGCTTCCGCTTTGGCAACCATCTCCTGCGTGGTGTCAGGCCGCCCGATATCGAGCGCCGCATCCCACATCGATTTAAAGGCACGCTTCAGGCTGTCGGCAGCAGACTCAATCGACCCCATATTGTCGCGCAGGCTCTTTGTCTGCTCACGAAAACCGTTCGTCGCCGCATCATTAGCGGCCTGCAGTGCCCCGGCTTCATCCCCGGCACGCTGCAGCTGCGCCACATAAGCAATCTGTTCCGCTGTGACGTTGTGGAACTGCTGCGCCATGGCAATCAGACCAGAGGTCGGATCGTTCGTCAGTTTGCCGAATGCCGCCGCCACCTTATCGACCGGCACACCCGACGCATCGGTAAATTTCGCTACCGCCTGACTCATCTCATCGAACCGGGCACCGGCACGCACTCCGGCGTTGACCAGCTCCGTCAGCGCGCTGCTGGTCTGGTTAAACGTGAGTCCCGCCTGCTCGCCGGATTTCGCCAGCACCAGCATGCGGTTTGAGGTCAGCCCGGCAGTGTTACCGGACAGGACCAGCGTTTTGTTGAAATCAGACAGCGTGGACGAGCCCTGATACCAGGCGTAAAACACCGCGCCAGTGGCGGCCGCCAGCGCGCCAACACCTACCATCACCGGCGATATGGTGCCCAGCAGCGCCCGAAAGGTCGGAATGATACCGCCGAAGGAGTCTTTCACCTGACCGCCCTGCTGCAGCAGGATAAGCCACGGACTCTGTCCACCGGCCAGTTGGGTGGCGATATCCGTAAACTGCGCAGGCAGCATACGCATCGCCGCGTTGTACTGGCCGACAGAAATACCGGCCTTCTTCGCGGCGCTCTCCTGGCGGGTAAATGACTGCTGTACCTTCAGCGCCGAGTCATTCGCTGCGTCACCCGTCTGCTTAAACTGCCTTTTTACGTACTCCATCTGCTCGTTGAACTTTGACGAGTTAACATCAAGATTAACGACCAGGTCACCCACTGCCGTCTGGGCCATAGCGAACACCTCCTGAAATGCCCTCGGCCTTTGCCATCAGCACAGCGTCACCGGGTTCATCGTCGGCAATATCCTCCGCTGAAGGTGAAAGAAGGCTGAAGCTGGCAGGGGTTGATGTGGTTTTGGGGTCAAGCGCGGTAATGACGATATGCATCAGCGAGGAAAAATGTGCATCCAGTTGCACATCATTAAAAAAATTGTCCTGGTAGAACGTTCGCCAGTCGGCGTATTCCGTTGACGACATACCAGCAAGCATGGCGCGCCAGTCCGGGCGGCGAAATTCACGCGCCAGTTTCAGGACGAATGTCAGCTCGCTGGCGAGGACTTTTCCAGACTGACCGGCTCAGTCACAGCAACATCCTCTGGATCATTCGCTTCCTGCAGCGGCACCATGCCGGACAGCAGCTTCACGCTGTACTCTGCTGCGGAAACAATCTCCAGCGGCCAGGTCATCAGTACTTCATTATGGATCTGCTCAACGTCTTCTTTCGGCGTTTTGTGCGCCCCTTTCAGGGGATGTCCATGCCATAAAGACATGGCCACCAGCAGTGCGCCGGATTTAATCGTCATATCCATCGCCGCCTGCATGTCGGCATCGGTGATACTTTCCAGCGTCTTCAGGTGTTCAAGATGCTCAATACGCTGCAGCGCCGACAGTTCGTAGAGCGTGACGGTCTTGCCGTTGCGTTCGAACGGCTCACTTTTTAAAAACATGGATTACTCCAGAAAGCGGGGCCACAGCCCCGGAAGTCAGGCAACGGTGACTTTACAGGTCGCGACAAACAGCCCGTCGTTAGTCATCACAATAATGTCAGCGGTTCCGGCTGCAATACCGGTTACCGTCAGCACCGTACCGGCGACAGTCACCGTGGCTTTACCTGCATCCGTGGTGGTGGCCCGGAAAGATGGATCGCTTGCGCTGGCTGGCGCCACGGTGACATTCAGCGTGGTGGTGGCAGCAACCGCAACGGTGGTGGTCGATTTATCCAGGCTGACGCCGGTTACGTCAATCACTGCAGCAGCGCTGTCTTCAGCAAGACCAGGTTTGCCGTTGTTGCTGATTTTGACAGAACGGGTAATGGTGTCTTTTGCCGTCACCGTTTTACCCAGGCTGCTTACCCAGCCACGGAACACATCGATGGTGCCATTCGGGTATTTGATTTTGTACGCCAGCACGGTACCGTCATCAAACCAGCGAACCAGATCCTGCTGCCCGCTCTCGGCAGGTTTCCAGGCCAGCGTAAAACTGGCCTCCCCAGCCGATTTCTGGCCCTGTGAAGTGGACGTCCAGTCAGCATCCGCATCATCCAGATAGGTGTCGTCGTTTGATTCGGCAGTCAGTTCACCGGGCTGCAGGTCTTTAATCTTTGCCAGGCGCGTCCAGTCAACATCCGATAATGGGTTGGCGAAGGGGTTACCCGATCCGGAATAAATCCAGAGCGTGGTGGTGGCACCCTTTACCGGCGCCAGTGGGTTTGGTGTAGTCATTACGTCCTCACATTTCGTAAGTAATGGAATATTTCAGATCAGCCGAACTCCAGAGCCCAAGATCGTCATCGCGCTGGTAGTCATATCCCTGCTGCACCATGTTATTGATCAGGAGGGAAAGTCCTGGCACATTGCCAAGCACCGGATAAATACGTGACTCCATCCAGTCATCGAGCTCGGAATCGGGTACCTGCGCCGGTAAAAAGATTTCGATATGCAGCGTGGCCTGCCAGATATCAGCATCCAGTTCTTCGCCGGTATACCCGGCATCCGTCAGGAAGACAGCGACCGCCGGAAAATCCCCCTCCTCCAGTACCGCTGGACGTCCGTCAAAATAGAGTGCGTCTTTACCAATATGGCTCTCCAGCGCATCAATAATCGCCTTTCTAATATCAGTGTGTTTCATCGTTTCAGAATCAGCCTGAGTTGGTTTTTAAGGGATGCCCGAAGTTCTTTAGGCATATCCGATTCCATGAGCTTCGGCAGCTCATCTTTAAATGCGGTCGTCAGTGGCGCTGCCAGTGGAATGCTGACCACTTCGATCGGATAGCGGGGTCTGGATGTCCGTCGCATCACATGCCAGCGACCATTTTCCAGTTGTTGAATAAAGGCCCCGGGGAAACGAAAAGGGCCAATACGCAACACACTATTGGCCCCGTTTTTGTCCCGTTTTCTGCGGGATAACCGTACGCTGGCGGTACCGAGCTTTATCGCGGGCAGGTTGCCCCGGTTCACGCGGATCATTGCCATCGGCTTTTTCGCCGTGGCGCGTTTTATCCTCGCGCGTTGTTTTACCAGCTTGCGTGGCACCCGCGTATCTTTCGAGACAACTGCAACGCTTCGGCTGACTGCCCGGGTGGCGACACGGTTAACAGCCTGCGCCGAGGCCCGCGGAACCGCCGTATTGCTGATGCTGTTCAGGTTTGCTATAGCCTGTTCAAGCCCTTTTAAAGACATAGTTTTCCCTTAACGGCGCCGGGTCGCTGCGGGAGGAGAACCCGTACCAAGCCAGATATGGCAGGAGCCACAGTCATCAGGACCAATACGATCAACCCAGAAAGGTTTTCCGTTAATATCCAGCGTGTCCAGCCGCGCCAGCTGCCCAATCGTTGCTGATTTCACAAACAACGACGGGCTGGTCCCCTCGACACGGATGCCGGGTGTGGCGTAACCGATATTTTCCGGATCATCGAAAACACCACTCAACGTGACGCCAGAAATCGCGCCGGACGTTACCGTTGCAGAAGTCCCCATAACCTGCCGAATAGTGTCATCGGCCTGTGTTATTGCAGCATCAAAAAGGTTATCGAAATCAGCCACACAGCCCCCTGCTAGTACTCGCGGACCAGTCCGAGTGCAACCAGGCTGTCCGCATCCGCTTGTGTCACGCGGATCACGGTACCCGCTTCCACAATAGATACCCGTTCATCGCGGGTCGCGTGCAGCGCCTCAATGTGCAGCGTGGCCAGCGTTTCGACGGCCATCAGCGCGCTATCTGTTCTGCCGCTTAACACAGTATCCACTGGCGGCACGGGTTCTGCGGCGCCGGTGGATGCACTACCATCACTTACGCCACCATTTTCAACACTATCGGTATCAGTGCCGTCATTCAGTTCTTCCTCCAGCTCTGCAATGCGCATAGAGAGCTCCTGAATGGTGCCACTGGTATTCACTTCCCGACCAAGCTGCGCGCCAAGCTCATTAAGCCGCGCAATCAACTTTTCTTTTTCTGTCATAAGAACAACTCCGGAACAGGGCCCCGCAGGGCCACAGAATGGACATCAGGCGAGTTTGACAGACACGAACGCATCCGGGTCAGCCAGCAGCATCAGTGGTGCAGACTGGATCATGGTGAACTCACGCGCCGGATCGCCTGTCTGTACCCAGTTTTTCGGATAACGCGTGGAAGCGTTAATGCCTTCACGCTGGGCATCCACATCCTGAATGCAGCCGTAGGTGCGCAAGCCGCGGGCCTGGGTATTACCCAGCACCATGCTCAAATCCGGCAGGTAGTTCTTTTTGGTGTCGTCTTCAATGTATTGCCCGGAGTAGACGACAATGGCCACATCGCCATACATTCCCTTATAGGAGACCGCTTCACCCAGATCCTTCAGGGCCGTTTCCAGTTCAGAGTTAGAACCGCGACGGGTGTCGAGCTTCTCTTTTACCGCTTTGAATGAACGGAACAACGCCCAGCCCTTCGGATCAAAGACGATAATATTGACCACGCCGCTGGCGTTCAGCGCATAGGTTTCAATATCGTCAGTGGGATCATAGGTTTCTTTGTCGCGGGTGCTCCATGCCGCAGCACCTGCCTGGATTATGTTGTTTCCGGCACTGCGTCCCATATCCACCTCAACCGGTTCAAACGCTTCGCCGGTCATGGTGTATTTACCGTTGAGGACAGCAGCCACCGCCTGTTTCTCTTCCACCTGGGCAATCGCCAGCTCCTCATCCTTCATGTTCTGCAGGATAATGCGACGGCGGCGGTAGGCCGGGTCAGCCAGATTTTGCGGATCTTCATCCGGCAGGCGACGCAGCGTCATCTGTGGGTTTACCTCGTGCTTGGGTTTGACGTAACCCGGCGTAAACTCTGACGTTGCGCCGCCGCGGGAGCGGATAACCTTGCCGGAAATAACAGGAGAGACGTACAGCGCCATGTTGACCATGCCCGGGATTTGCGACAGATACACCTTCTCGGTGCTGAAGGGGTAGCTTTCACGGAAGAAGATACGCAGGAAAAGCGGATCGAATTTGAATTTCTTCTCATTGACCGCCAGCAGTTGGGCCGTTGTGTAAATTGACATAGATGTTTCCCGTAAAAAAAGCCGCGATGGCGGCTTCTGTGGATGATGGTTAGTGTTAAGTCGGATGTCAGACGATACTGATGGCTGTACCTGCGAATGCGTTGCGTTTGATGTGTTCATCCGTCACCGCATCCGGCCAGAGCACATCTTCAATACGGAAAGAGCCGGACTTATAGAATGCCAGCTCAGTGCTGCTCTGGTCGGCAGACACCGCCAGAACGCCACAGGCAGCCCCAGCATGCTGGCCATCCCAGACGGTCAGCTTGCCGGAAGTGGCATCCAGCATCAGGGGTGTCATCGCCGGTACTGCTTTCGTCAGTTCACCAGGTGCAAAACCGGTATGCGCCGGATCACTGTTCCCGAGGGGCTGATTGTGCGTAAATTGTTCAGTGTTAGACATATTGACCTCTTATACAGGCGTATTTAACAAATCGTCACCCGCTTCGGCAGAAGCGCTACCTGCCGTTACGGTGCCGGGTGCGGTTTCCATCAGACGATCCAGCGCGGTATCCGTACGCGCCTGGGCACTCTGAGGAGCCGCGGCAAGGATGCGCTGGGCACTTTCCACCGTCATCCCTGGCGTTTCCGCCAGCGCGCGCGCCTGTGATTCACGCCCTTTCGCCTCTTCACAGTTCAGGATCCCCATAATGCGACCGTTTTCGGCTGCGACCGCCGCTGCCAGCTGGCTGCTGATATCAACAGTTGCACCCGCTGCAGGGTCAGTAACGACCGCAGCAGGCACGTCAACGGTGGTCACAGTCTGGTCAGCAGATGCTGCTGGTTGAGTGGTATCTGCGGATGCAGTAGTACCTTTCATGCTTCCTCCTCGGGAAATCATCGTTCGTTTGTTAATTGCATCGCGCATAACGTTCAGCGCATCCATGTTGTTGACCAGTTGCTCCGCCAGGCCGTTGTCTACTGATTCCTGGCCTGAAAACACAGCTGCTTCAGTATCAAGAACGGCCTGAACCGACATGCCGGTATAACCCGCCACCTTTTCAGCGAACATCTGCCGGGTAGCGTCGATACGCGCCTGAAAATCTGCACGTACCTCTTTGGGTAATTTCTCGTAGGGGTTCCCGTCCACCTTGTGATCGCCGCTGTAAATCAACGTGACCTCAACGCCGCTGGTTTTAAGGGCGGCGCCGTAATTGCTGTGGGCCATCATGACCCCGATGGATCCCGTTCTGGCCGTCTGCGTCACAAGCCGACGCGATGCCGCACTGGCAATCAGCTGGCCAGCGCTGCAGTTCATATCGTTGGCTAACGCCCATATGGGTTTGATATCCCGCATGCGGGCGATGATGTCCGCACAGTCAAAAGCACCCGCCACCATTCCACCTGGCGTATCCATATCCAGAAGAATGCCGTCTACACCCGGGTCACTTATGGCCTGCTGGAGGCGCGCGATGATGCCGTTGTACCCCGTCATCCCCGAATACGGCTGGAGTGAGCGGGTTTTACTGACCAGCGTCCCGGAAACAGGCAGCACCGCGATACCATCAGTGATCTGGTAGCTTCGCGCCGGCTTTGGCCCCATTTCCTCATCATCACCAAAGAGTGCCAGCGGTTCAGCCATCTGCTCTGCGCCAAGCGTAACGCCCGACACGGTGTCGGTCAGACGGGTGATACCTAACTGACCAGCGAGCGCGCAAAAGAAAACCCGCGCATAGGCGGGTTCAAGTAAAAGCGGCTCATTGAAAGCCATACTGGCAATGTGCGGGAGATTACGCAGCTCTGGCGTCATCGGTCCCCTCCTCATTCGATTTTTTCAGTCCAGACTCAAAGGCCGAAGCCGCCCACGCTGGCGGTTTAAGTCCCGCAGCGCGGCGCTCCATCGTTTCACGAACCTGCTGGGCAAAGATTTCCTGATAGTCTTCCCCGCGTTTGGCGCATTCCTTCTCATAGGTGCTCAGCCCCGCCTCAATGAGCATGACGGCCTCCTGCACCTCCTTCAGTCCGTCAATGGCCATTCGCCCGGAGCCGATCCAGTCAGCATTTCCCCAGGCGCTTCTCGCCTCCTGAAAACTGAACCGGGCTTTAGACGGTAATGTCACCACGCGGCGAACAATGGCCTCTTCCAGCCAGCATAAAAACATCTGACAGGCCTGGCGGGAGGCAACAAATTTTCGACGCCCCATAAAGTACGCCCAGGACTCGTTAGCACTGGCGCGGGCGGTGGAATAACTCATCTGCGAATAGTTGCGAGAGAGTTGCTCATACGACACCCCCAGCCCTGCAGCAATGTAGCGCAGCAGAGATTGTTCAAACGTCGAATAGCCGTTGTCAGTGTCCTGCGCTGACTGAAGATTCAGGGAGTCGCCCGGCATCAGATGCGGCACCTTCGCGCCCCCGAGACGAACCGGCGCCGCGGTATAGTACGAGGCCATCTCCCCCAGCCAGCCGGTCATCTTGCTTTGCTGCTCTTTACTGTCTGAGCCGAGAATAAAGTCCATCGCGGTTTGCGTATCCAGCTCACTTTCAATCGTGGCGGCATACATCGCCTTGACAATCGCGCTCTGGAGCTGCGTATTCTGCAGCGTATCGAGCATTTTCATTTGCTCCATGACGCTGTAAAACACGTTGGCACCGCGTGTCTGCCCATCTTCCAGGGGTTCAAACACGTGGATAAAGGAAGGCCGCCCGCCGGGCAGTTCACGCGGGATGTAGGTCCACTTCTGCGCCATCCACCCCGGATAGCCATCCTCGCTGACGTAATATCCCAGCGCGGCGCCACTGTCATTTGTTCTGACACCTGCCCGGCAGTTTCGCGTGTCTCCGGCGTTATTGGGGTTGCTGATGCGTTTTGGGCTCACCATTTTGAACTGTGTGCGGAAAAGACGCGTGGAATCACTGTCCCAGGTGGCCTGTGCACATAACTCACCGTTAAACGCATGCATGGAAACACCCTCGCGGATCATCATGGTGAATGTACGCTTACGTTCCGCATCAATGCAGCAGCAATCATCCTCCGCAAATTCTTTCCAGGCCGCCTCAACTTCACGGGAGAACGCCCGGGCCTCTTCCTCTCCAATGCCCAGAAAACGCCAGCTGGGGCGATAACTGAGCCGGAAAAATGACCCGACAATGTGATCCTGATGGAGCTGTACCGCGTTTGCCGCATAGCCGTTATTGCGGACCAGGTCGTCAGCGCGCGCGTTACCACGGGAAAAATTAGGCAATAACGCAGCATCTGCGCTTTCACTCGGTGGGTTCCAGGCGCGGAGCTGACCGCCAAAGCCACCAGCACCGCCATGGTATCCGGCATAATCCCGCAGAGCGGTTTTACCGTCCGGTCCTAACAAAGCAGGTGTTTTCATGCGTAAAATCCTGCCGGTCCCCGGCGTCGTGGAGTGGTGCCAACCTGTGACTCAAGTTCGGCAATGTATTTCTTCAGGTCACTGACTGAAGTCGCAGTGAACTCAACCCGCCGGCCGTCTTTTTGCACCGTTGCCACCCGCTTTCCCATCATGAGGTCATGCAACGCAGCACGGGCGGCATCCAGATCAGTCTGTGTCGCCATTATTCATCTCCAGATAATGCCCGGGCATAATCAGCCAGGGTTTTGTTATTGGTCCGCCCCCCCTCTTCCTCCAGCAGGCTCGCGAGCAGTGAATCAAGATTCAGTTGCCATCGCGAAATACTGATCCGCAGGGCCGCCAGCGCATACACGAAGCAGTCCAGCGCCTCATTTCGTCGCTTTTTGCTGTCCCAGACGATTTTCTTACGCCCGTCCACCCATTTTTCAACCTGCTCCTCAGCAGTAAGCTGCTGTGCCTCAGCCAGATCGTAAATTTCGGGGTTATTGGGGAAATGCACGGCACCGGCAAGAGGATCACTCCCTTCCGGCTGAAGTGTGAAGCGGTTATAAATCTGCTCCTTTGCGGTATCAGTACCCACTTCCGTAAGATAAACGCCGTTCTTGTTGCGTTTACGCGGCATATTCGCGACGGGCTTGCCGTAAACGGAAGCCCCTTTAATCGGGATCACGCGAAACAGGCCATGCTTTTTTGAGCGATTGTAGACAATGGTGGGGTCAATACCGCCGATATCCCAGCAGATACGGGATACCGACATTTCCACGCCATTCTTTCGGGGGTAGGTTTTGTTAATCGCCTCGTCCACCCTGACGAGGGTCGCTTCATCATCATGACGGCCCATAATGATTTGCCGGTCAATCAGCCAGCTTTCCTCTCCGGGTCCCCATCCCCAGACGCGCATTTCATATCGATCCAGTTGGGAGTCGATCCCGGCTGTCAGATAAGCAACACGCTCCGGTACGGATGCCCCGAAGAACTCTTTGCGTTCGGCCATGAGCTCCGCGTCAGGCCGTTCACCAATTTTAGGCTCCCATGTTTCGCCCAGAGTGGTGTTCACGAAGGTTTTACGCTTTCCTGTATCCCCTTTCGTTTTTAGCCAGTCTTTAACGATCTGAACCCAGGTGGTAAACGGGCTGTATGCCGTCCAGATGTGAAACGTCACGCTGTCTGGCGGGTCGATTTCGGTGCCTGTTGATGAAAACCAGGATAAACCGTCGCGCGTCCAGATCCCGGTGGTGTCGCAGATGTAACGAGCTTCAGTGAAATCCAGCTCCTGCTGCTTAATGACGCAGGCATTATGTTCACACAGGTAAAAGACGCTGGAGGGTTCGCCCGGTGTCCATTTCAGCCCGAACGGGGTCTCTTTGTCGCCGAATTTAAGGTACTGCTCTTCACCACAGTGCGGACAGGCGACATGAAAACGCATGAAATGCCCGGACTCGCTGGCAGCACGCTCAATCTGGCAGGTCCCCTTTGTTTTTGGCGTTGAGCCGCGAATAGATTTGGGCCAGACAGACCCCTCAATACGTTTATCACCCAGGAACGTCGGGGATCCCTCTTTCTCAATATCTTCATCGAATGCCGCCAGTTCATCGTAACCGGCGACATCGACCGATTTCTCACGATAGTTTTTCGCCGCTTTACCACCCAGACACCAGAACCCGCGACCGTTGGAGAAGCGTTTCATACTGAGCGTATTGTCCCGGTGCTTTTTTCCATACCAGGGGGCCAGCGCCAGAAGTGACGGAATATCGCGAATCGTCGGCTCAACATGCGACTTCATAAAGTTTTCGGCGTCACCATCAGTAGGCAGCCAGATAAGGGAATTTCGCTGCTTGTGCTGAATAAAATACGCATAAACACCCAGCAACATTTTTGAATAGCCAACACGGGCAGACTTAACAACGTTGACCTCACGTATGTAATCGTTACCCATCGCATTCATGATCGCGCGTTGAAACGGCAACGTTTCCCAGCGCCCTTCCTGGTAGGCCGACTCTTTGGGGAGATAGTAATTATCGTCTGCCCATTCAACCGCCGTTTGCGGCTCAGGTCGGTACAGCGAAAGTAGACCCGCGCGCGCAGAGTGCTGCAGCCCCTTAACCTGACTGTTCGATATATTCACTCAGCAACCCCGGTATTATTTCATCCAGCGCAGCTGCTTTGTTCATGGCTTTAATGATGTCCTTCTTCAGGAAATCAATATGTCGGTTTTCCAGCTCCGGGAAGCGCCGCTGAACCGACAGAGGAACTCCATCAAGAATGCTGGCTACTTCTCCGGCCATCCGCGACAGCACGAACGTGCAGAATGCGGTTTCCACCACCTCAGCGGAATCTTTTGCATTTTTTAGTTCCTGGGCGTCTGCCTGCGCCCGGGTAAGGCGGTGACGCTCATAGTCAATCGTACCTGGCTGGAGATCGGATTCCGATGCAAGACGAAGGTCTTCCACCTCCTTGCGTAATTTCTCATTCTCAATCGCCGCGTCGCGTGCGGAATACCATTCGATAGCCGCGGAAGATTCATAGAGGACCTCATTACCTTTTCCACCGCCACGTGCTACAGGCATTCCCTGATCCTGCCAGTTCTGAATGGTTCGCACGCTGACACCAAATATTTCAGAAAGCCGCTTTTTGTTGACCTCCATAGCTCACTCCATGCACAAAAACAGAGAAAGGAAACGCCCTCTGGCTATTTAGCCGTTTTTAAGGCTTATCGTTTCCTTTCTTTTCAGGGGTTGTTTTCAGTTAAAACAATGGATTAGCGAGAAGAAGAACGGAAACGGCAAATGCCTGAAAATTTTCATAAATAGCGAGAATCTGCGAGGTCGCCGCCCCGTAACAGGCCGGATCGCCGGAAAGGACCCGCAAACGATATTAATTATCAATTACATGTCATTATCGACGGCACTGCTGCCATGATTGACCTAGCTTGTATGATTTCCAGCCCTCGCCTTTGTGGGATTCACAGTAACCTGATGGGTCTGTTGTAGTGGAACGGCAGCTGCGAACACGGCAGGCTTTCGGTGTTCTTGGCGGCATATAAGCTCCAATAAAAAAACCACCAGCGTATGCTAGTGGCTTAGGGATGAAGTGTTTGGAAAACGCCTATTTCATTCTAATCTTTTTGTTTTCTTTTTAATTTTATTCCACCAGATGTTGACGCTTCAATTTCTTCATAATCTTTAAAAATGCCCACGAGAAGAGTAATCCCAATTGAACTTGCCAGGATTATTGAGGCAATTTCAATTCCAGTAAAGGTCGCAGCAGATGTTCCAGCAGCGCTGGCATAGAGCAAAAAAGATGTACCACCTGTAGCGGGTGCAGCAGCAATTGCAGCAATCAAACCTGTCAGAGCGACACCGCTAACCCCTGCTGCTGCAATAGCAACTTTCTTACTTTTCTTCAGCTTTTCAGCAAGCTCACCTTCTACAACAATCACACCTACCTTATCTTCTTTCGCTTTCTTTAGTTGCTCTTTTGTTGTAACTGTTACTAAATCCATTTAAAAACCTCAACTTTATGTTTTTAAGTAAAAACGTCATGTTTGAGGATATCACAGCATTATCGCAGACACTCATTGAATGCCTGCTGTAATGCCGCTAATCGTCGAGTTGCAACACACCATGCTCCAGTGACCCGGAATAGGCAATCAGCCCGGTGTACTCAGGGATAACCTCACCGTCATCAGCTTCGAATTCAGGGATTGTCCCGGTAGTGTGGTGTATTGGGGCTGGCCATCTTCTTTCGCAAAGGCTGCCAGGTCTTCAATCTGCGTAGCTGTAAGAACTACTGTCATGCGCATACCTCAGTTGTTAAAAAGCCCCGCTATTGCGAGGCCTAGGGTTATTTGTATCGCGACCGACTACCTGTGAATGATAAAAAGCGATTTACACTTTGGGCAAAGTAATACCTGTTGCTGACGTACTTTCGTGGTCGACTGAGTAGATTTATGTCCACATATCGGACACGTGACAGTCATATTGGCTACAAGCCCAACACGCTGCATTGCGTAATCGAAGAATGACATGATGGCTGACCTTTTAATGAATGTGGTTTATCATACCGCATTCCGTTCAATTATTAACCAATTGCTGTCATCCAACTAGCAAATGTGGATGCATAATGTACTCATGCTCAACAGCCAGTACATGCTTATTCTCTTTCATCTGGCGACTGCTGATTGCGAAGCTCATTGTTGGCTATTTGACTCTCTCACCGAGTCATGAATCCGCTCACACGTCATTCCAGCGCGGTAGCTTTCGTCAGCTCGTCCAGCATAATATCGAGCTTCTTCTGCAAGGCGTCCGAGCATGTCGGCGAGCACTGCGGCGTCGGCTCCGGCTGTTTTGCTTCTGACGGCAGCGGCAAGATCTGCGGTGTGCTTTGCGGCGTCCAGGCGGGTGGCAAGTTTTGTTGCTTCAGCGCGCAGCTGGCTAACAGTGGCAGACAAACCAGCAGCAGTAGCGGCCGATTTAGCGGCTTGTGCTTGTGCATCTCTTACAGCCTCATCACGGGCAATAATACGCCCTTGTTCAATCATGCGGGCTGCGGTCTGTGCGTTCGCTGTTTGCGATGATTCTACTCTGTCACGCTCGGCCCACTTCTTTTCCCAACCGCTGCTGCTCCATACACTACCCGCGATGAATGCAACGGCCACCAGCAGCGAAAAAACAATGAACTGATAGCGCAGGCTCACTGGTCTAGCCCCCAGCACGTCAGCGCGCTTTCCTGGTCTCGTCGTTCAACCTGCCCATAGCAACCATTCTTCTGGCCTTTGGTCAGACGACAATCGCGGCCACCATCTTTAATCCACCAGCGAATAGCTTCACATGCGCCTTTACGGTCGCCAGCATTAATTCGCTTATAGAACGTAGACGGGAAACATTTCCCGGGGCCGATGTTATAGGGGCAGAAAGATGCGATCCCGGCTTTCTGTGGTTCGGTCAGTGGTACTTTGATATTTCGGTCAACCCACGCCAGCGCCTTGTCGCGTTCAATGGCATTCACCTGGGCACATTTCTCAGCTGACAACTTCATACCCTGAACTACCGGCTTGCCATCAACCATCGTGGCGCCACGGCAAATCGTCCAGAGCCCACCGCCGTCTCGATACGCCTGCTCGCTATTACCCTCCTTCTCATCCAGAAACTGATCGAGAATAACTGGCGCGGATGCCCCGGCAAGAATCAAACCAACGACCGCTGCGCTCAGCTTATTCCTCAGCTTTTGTGGCATAGCCATTGCGACGATCCTCCCGTTCCTTCCAGCGGAAATACCAGTTCACTGCACAGGTGATTACCGTACATGCGATACCGACAATAATTGCCCAGTCGCTCAGGCTTAACCCTGCAATTCTGTCGGCCAACATCCAGGATACCTCTTTTGCTGTTTTTGCTGTTTCGGCATATGCCTTCGCTGATACACCGCAGCCGGTCAGCGTGGTTCCTGTTCCATATGAAAGTCTGCTGTAAATGGTGCTCATTCTGGTCATAGCCTCACCTCCGATTCTTCGGATGGCGCTGTGTGTGTGATGAAAAGGTCAGGCTTCACGGGCTGGATTTATCAACAAAGCACGTAGCGGATGATTCCCGTGAACCTGAAATGAAAAAGGCCGCCAAGCGGCAGCCAACAGTCGATTCAATACCGGGATATTTATCCACGCCCGGCACGTGGTTTCCCTGCTTTCCACAGACAAAGGAAATTGCTAAATTGGTCATTCCACAGACAATTAGGGAATGACCATGGATGTAGGATTACTTATCGCGTCCCTTAAAAACGGGATCGGTGCGCTTTCTGCTGTGCAAAGTAACGAGGTCCTGCGCGAGCGCATCGCTTTCATTGGAGAGCAGATCGACGTACTTCAAAAAGCCCATGCTGCCACCATAGCAGAACTTGCCGAGGCGAAAGCCAAGAACGTAGAACTTGAGAAGGAAATAGCGGCTTATCGGGCAAAGGATGAGTTTGTCGAGCACATGGGTGCGGCCTTTAGAAAAAATCCCGCGGGTGGGTATATCAGCGCGGTTTATTGCCCCAACTGTCTTAAACAGGTCGGTAGCGGGTTCGATAACTTTCCTTACCATTGCGGCTCCTGCGGCTGGACTTCAAGATTTGAAGGAAGGGAGATTGATAGCGTAATGAAAACCCTCCCTTAATGTTAAGGCGAGGGTAGCGCCTCGCCGTTACCTCCAGAAACGCAAAAGCCCCACGGTGTTATCCGCGGGGCTTGAAACGAAGGCATTAACCCATCGTTGGGATAAAATTAACACAGATTCGGGAAAAGTAAATAGCTGGAATTAACTTCCATAGCCGTTATCGTGTTATTTGTTTCAGTTGGTTTTCTGCCCATGCCTCTTCAATATCGAATTTCGTAATCAGCTGATCATAGAACGGTTTAACGGACTTCTTCCACGTATCCAGGCTGATTACATCCGTAATCTGGCAAACAGCTGCGTGGGCCTCAGTTGAAGGAATGCGTTCATATCCACGCCCGCCGCAGCGCTTGCAGTCAGTCATAACCGGCACACCCTGTTTCTTCGTTTCCTTCTGGTCTACGGCTTTCCCACGTCCCCGGCAATCATTGCAGGCACAACTGACAACCTTCTTCCCCTTGCAGTTCGAGCACAGCACTCGAACCACCTCTCGAACCTGTCGTTTAACCTCGAAATCACTCGGTGACTGACCAAGCTCTTTCGCCCATTGAGGAATCCTCATTGAATAATGAGATTTCATTGTGAACACGTAGGCCTCAATAAATCCCTGCCCGCTGCAACAATCACACTGCTTAACGCTCGCAGCGCTGCGGGAGTAATCTTCAAAAGCGAAGGTGGCCAACTGGTGCATCACCTTAGGCTTAACCCCGGAATCCAACTTACGCAGTGCGGCAACCTTGTCACATTTGGTCATCGCATACTCAGCCAGCAGTCCGATCGCCCGCTCCCGGTCGTTATTGCTTATGCCCATCTTGCCGAGGAAAGCACTGTACCCCATGGCAGCGCGTTCCTGAGTCATGCCCATTGCCGCCATGATGTCGGTGCAAGTCAGTGAATCAGAGGCGGTAGCACGCGGAGAATCGCTAATCAGAGTGGATTTTGCAAAGTGGTATTTCACTGTGTTTTCGAGGTTCATAGCGCTTCTCCAGCATAAGTTTTCACGTAATTCTTCAGTATTCGGTAGTCCGTCAGCACAGAACCGGGAAAGTGGTATAAGCGCAATCGCTGCCAGCGAACGCGAAGGATTTCAATCAGTTCTGGTGTCATGCTGCCTCCCTGCTCTTAATTAACTCTCGACGCAATGCGCTGTAATGCTTCCTGATGGATTCGAGTTCTTCGATGGTGTATCGGTGTGGAACGTTGTTGTTTTCGAGAGCCTCAACGCGCTCAGACCCGATTTTCTCGATAAGGCCAAGGCGGTACTGCTGCTGATTGCCCGACAACTGCACGTTACAGTGGTGGCACTGTTTACTGATATTGTCTTCGTGATAGCGTAGATGTGACGCTTTCCCACGTGAGCGGTAATGCCCGGCTTCCCACTGGACGGTTTCGAACGTCCCGCAACTGATGCATGGCAAATAATGGTCACGCTCGCGAATATAGTCATTGACTACACGCTGCGTTAAATCTTCCCAGTGCTTCAGCGGCTTAACCGCAGCTTTACGCTGGCGCCAGGCGGCTCGCTCTTTTTTCTCAGTGGCGCGCTTTTTGGCAGACTCCTTGCGTTGTGCCGCCTCCCTGACCTTTCTGGTCTGCTCTTTTCCAACCGCGCTGGCGCACTCATAACCGCAGACAGTCTGCGTATCGCGAACAGGGTGGAACCACTGGCGGCATTCTTTGTTGGCGCACTTACGGCGCGGTAGCTTAGCCATGCTCAACCCCACGCCCTGTTTTGCCAGACCTTACTCGGGCGCGGCGCTTTCTCGCTTTCCGGCAGCTGAACGCTGACGGTCCAGGTGATGTTGTCGCGGTTCAGGCTGCGTTCTACTGTGGCGCCACGACGGCGATAACTCGCCACCAGCTCGTTTGCCTGTTCGGTTGTGCATTCGTGATGGTGGAACCAGGAATATTTCATCGCCATCACCCCGCAAAGCTCATGAGCTGCGATGCAGCGTTTTCCGCTTCTCGCTGAGTCTTGAATGCCCGGGACAATACCCAGCGCCACAAAACATCGAGCGCGGCTTTGTACAACTGCTGGAATTCAGTCTCTTCCATGTTGGCGAAAGCAATGCTGCGGGGGTGTTTACGAAGGGTTCCGTCAGGCAGTTGAATGGCGTCGTAGTGGCCAGCCTCGACAATTACCCATGAACGATAAGCATCAAAAGATTTGCAGACACTGATACTTCCTGCACGCCTGTCAGCGATTCGATCAAGGTATTGCTCAGCTGCATCAAGAAGCGCACCTTCGTTTCCACCAAATGCCGCGAGGAATTTAGCGTACCCGGTCACCAATTTTCGTTCGTTGGAAGAGATCGCCCCACCAGTAGGTTCCCAGTATTCAAACCCGAGATTCAGGAGCGCAAAGAAACGGCGATGGAAAGCGGGATTCCTCACCTGACGAAATTCGGCTACCAGTACGGCACCGAGTTTGATTTTTGATTGCAGAATATCGCTGGTCTCGGGAGTGGCCGGGATCAGGATTCCTGAAGATTGCTTGATGAGTTGTAGTTCGTGCGCCATGGTTTCTCTCCGTGGCGCATCAAGTCGTCAGTTGTTCAGGCTGACACTGACATTATGTACAGTTGATAATGGAAAATCAATGCAAGAAAAAACCCGCCGTAGCGGGTTTAATCTTGATGGTGAGTGCTATTTATTGATAACTATTTCTGGCAAACCTTCTTGGACTTGCTGATAGAGCCATCATTACAAACAAATTTTTCACCCGAACAATGCGATATTCCGCCTTTCTTACCTGAGCATGGCTTGTTTGCTGCCGTTGCTGTCAGTGAAAAAAGTGACACCAATAAAACAACAAGAACTTTCTTCATATCCCTATTCCCATCAGTAAAAGTAAGTGAATCGTAGCAGGGATCGATGAAGCGAAAAAGAAAACCCGCCGTAGCGGGTTATATTGTCGATATGGGAATTCACATATCGCTTGTATGGCAGGTTATATCAATCACCAGAGTCTACGAGCTTTTGCATAGCACCTGCGTAACGGGACATGCCGATTTCCAATGCTAATCTCACGTCCTGCTGCGGTGCTGCCGCGAGCATAGCCCTGTATGTCGGGTTAATTGCATCATGTTCGTTCATTGCTGCCCATCCTGCTTTATTCATAGCCTCCGTTGGATCTTTTGGAACCAACTGCCAACCATCCTGAATCACCGGAGGGTTGCCAGCCTGAAGCATGGCGGCGCGCAACTTACCAGGTACATCAGCCCACACGCCGGAATAATAGCTAGTGCTTGGGTCTGTATGCTCTAGAAGGTCTTCTATCGCTGAAGCAGCCATGCTCAATAGGTCATTAGGCACCACCGGTACTGGCGGAGCGGTGTAGACAATACGAATCGGTGATTCGTGAATAGCATGGTCGTGGTATTGCTCCTCAGTTATGTCTCGCCAGCACTCTCCATACATTACCTGATAGATATTCTCTACATTTCTCGCTGCAATAGCCCCATCAATCACCTTCACAGCATCAGCCATTGCGTAGCCGAGATTACCGCCGTCGCTTTGTGCTGCTGCTTTGCTGAGTATTTCGCGTATCTGGTGCAGTCGATCGAGTGATACAGGACCGTGCGCCGGGTGGTTGTTAGTTGTCATGCTGACGCTCCTTCTTGATATTTTTCAAACCAGAACACAACCGGCTTTTCGACAACTTCAACCAGGCCAAATCGTTCAGCAGTGCGGAAGTTGACGCTATATGCGCGAGCACGTTCTGCCTGCCGCGTAATTTCTTCCCGGAATAAGTCCACGCTGAATGTGGCTTTAAACAGGTTGCACGGTGCGCAAGCCGGGAAAAGATTTTCGATAACATCATTCTCAGGTCGCCAGAATTCCCCGGTTGCAACAGCACGCCGGGTTCCATTGGACTGACGTTCGCCAAATTCCCACTTCCGCAATGCAGCCTCAACATGGTCAGCATGCCAGCCTTTCTCTGGTAGTTCGCATCCACAATAAGCACAGCGACCGCCAAACTTCATGCGTAGCTCTGCGCGTTGTTTTTTCGTCAGCGCCATCTCACTCCCCCTTCACGCCAATGCCAGCGGCAGTTAACTTGGTATTCACGTCGCCTTCAAAAATAGGCAGCACACCAATAGCAGCAGCCCAGTTTTTAGCTAACTCAGGGTCTGATGTCTCATCGGTGTAATCTGACGCCCGCCACCCAATCAGTCGTTTCTGACCAGTAATGTCAGAGTTTCGCTTCTCCGTTGCTTGCTCCAGAGCATTAAGAAGTGTCCGTATTTCCTGCTGCTGAGTAGAGATGGTTGAGTCTTTGGCTTCCAGCTCATCCAGCAGCGCCAGAGCCATCCTTCTCATGCGGTCCTTGCTGCATATCTCAAGCTCTTCACGCATCGCCTGTTTGTTGAGTGCTGTCATTTGGCTGCTCCTTCCAGTGAATCAGGCAATTTGGTGTAATGCGTTACACCGCGCAGAGAGTTAATCGACCGAGAATGGTCAGCCAGCCATATTTTATGGATGTTGGTGTTACTACCGGCGCAGAAGTTGTGCTCCATCCACTTAGCAGAGCAGTATTGCGGTCCCATATCAGTTTCGTAACGAACCCAATAACGCCCAAATTCTTCTGGCTCGCTACCTTCAATCCAGACCTGCGCCCGCACTTCAGCCAGGAAAGCGTCGGTCGCTGGACATTCCTTCCTGATAGCCACTTCGGCCTCTTTTCTGGTAAGAAATCCACTATTCCCGCCATTGCTGACCATATTGCTTTCGAACCATTCATGCAGTTCACCAACGGAAATATCATCAGGTATTTCAGCCCCTGCTTCGTCGGTGGTACCTTCCAGCCATTCGCGAGCCGCAGCCTGATATCCATGAGTCAGGCATACCAAAGCCGCCTGCGCGCCAAGCATCGTTTTGTGGAACATCCATGAAGTATTTAGTTCACGAGATGCTCCGTTTAGCAGATACGCATTCTCCGCCGCCAGCTCCCTGCACTTGCTCTCGGCGTTAGCGAGCTGTACTGCCATGTCTGTGACTTCGGTTTCAAGTTTTTCAGCGTATTCAATCAGGAGATCGATTCTTTCCGGCGTTACGGTTTTAACGTATTTGCAAATCGATGACGCATAATTATCATCCTGGAGTGTGCCAGCCAGGCCATTACAAAATTTGCGGTTCCCTTTTGTCGCCTTGATATCGGCGATGATTTTTTTAACATCTGGTTTCATGCTGATGCTCTCCCGTAAAACGCCAGTACACGCTGCATAGCTGGACTTGTGCGGCAAATTGATGCGACCATGTTTTTGCTCATGCTCGATTTGAGCTGCTTGATGTTCAGCTCCCCGCCGGGCTGAAGTGAATAGACCGGGCGATGCGGCTCGCCAGTGCGGATTACTACCGCTCTGCGTACCAGGTGAAGCAGCAGGTTGTGTGATTTCTTGCAGTCGCATCCCAGAAGGTGCTGAACCTGACGAGGCGTTATGGTCTGGTTAACCCGAAGGAAATCGACGATTGCCCACAGTGATTTGCTTGCCATAGTGATTTTCCCTCGAGGTTATTTAACGATCCGGAGATGGCTAACGTTCTTGCGGTAGCTGCCCCAGTCAAAGTTCACCCACATTCCGCCATCCATCTGGAGACGGTCGATAACCCGCGCGCCCAACGCTCCGAGAAGTTCTTCGTGGTTGAGGTTCGTCAGGATTCCTACCGGACGCATCGACGACAAGCGACGGTCGATAATCTGATTCAGAATGACTTTCTCGCCGTTGCTTCCGCGCTGAATACCGACTTCATCCAGGACCAGCAGATCAACTTTGCATAGGTCATCCAGAAGTGAAGCCTCTGACTGGCCACCGTCGTAGCACTCGCGAACACGCAGCATCAGGTCAGGGATTGTCACCACCAACACAGATTTGCCACCGGACAGGAGATGATTCCCGATTGCCGCTGCCAGATGGTTTTTCCCGGTACCAGGGCCGCCACTGAATACAAAACTCGCAAAGCCAGCCCCAAAGTTCTGCGCGTAGCTTTTCGCCATGGTGTAGGCCTTGCGCTGTTGCTCACCGGATACTTCGTAGTTGGCGAACGTGCAGCTGCGATGCAGGCTCTGGATGCCAGAGCGGCCGAAGATTTTCTCTGTGCGCGCTTTCTGATTCAGCTTGTCCAACTCTTCGCAATGTTTCAGGCCTTCTTCCCGCTGCCACGCCAGCAGCTCTGCTGCGCTGGTGAACTTCGGCTGAACGCCTGGCGGAATGAGTTTTTTCAGGCGCTCAAGAGCGCTGCCAGAATTAACAATGTTTTTCACCGTTACCCCCTGAACCCGGTCGGGATGGTTTTATCTGGCTCAGAAATTCGGTTGGGATCTCGCTGTCCAGCATGGACGGTCCTTTGGCCGTGACCACGCGATTGCAACAGACTGTTGGCAAAGGTCTGCTCCCAAGCCAACTGGTGTTTAACCTTGCCGTCAGGTATCCAGTAATCACGGAATTGCTGAAGTTCTTCAGCGGTGTAACCCGGCTCAGTGCCGACGTTCTTACCCCAGAGCGCAGCCTGACGCACGAAGTCTGGAGACGGGGTCCATGAGTCAGTGATCGGAAATTTACCCAATGGGCCAAAATCCAGACCGGGCCCAAAATCCTCGTTCTGAGGTTTGGGAGGGATAGCTGGCAGAGGTGGGTGATTTCCAGAAATATCATCCCCAGAATGACTTCCGCCCGCGCGTTCTCTCTCTGGGTTTAGATCTTCTCTTCTCTTCTCTTCTCTGTGGTTACGCGTTACGTTATTAGTAACGTTACTCGTTACGTTACTTTCCTGGAGTTTTTTCCGTTCACGAAACTCCTTCTGGCGCTGCGCATTTGTCTTGGCCGTAGCTGAGCGCATATCACCTGACGTATTGTATTCATTGAAGTTTGGAAGAATGACGCAGTTATTCTCCGCATCATAAATGGCCCAGCCTACGGTTGATAATGCAGCCCCAAAACCGGGTACTCCGACAATATCATCGATATCAGACAGGTCTGCATTTTCAAATACACCGTTACGCGAGTGTTCATTTGCCGCAGACCAAAACGTTACTAGTAACGACACCGTAACGTTACGGGTTACGTTACGCGTTACAACGTCTGATAACGTGGTGTTATGCGAAAGTGTGAACATTTTTCCCACCTCCGGTGAACGCTCCAGTATTCGCGCAATTCCGTTCACCTTCGGGCTGGTGACCAGTGATGTACGCATCTTTATCCAGTCCCCGGCCATTAAGTCCTCCTGAAGAATAATTAAGGGAAGATTTATCCAGTCGCGGTCCGACACGCTGGCAAAACAATTTGTGGTTAGGCATACTTACCCCGCAATGATTTCGCAATGAATTGCACCAGAAAGCCGTTGGTGTTCGCGCACCGCGGCTTTCGCCATTTTTGAACCGGTCACATAGCCCCCAGCATCATCTGCACCATCTCCATCAGTGGACCGGTTAACCCAGGGTCAACGCGGTACATTTCCACGATCCCCTCGCTCAACTCTTTCAGCTTCTGATGCCGTGGCGCATCCAGCGCGACGGCAATCTTTGCTTCACTGGTTTCTTTCTCCATACGCGCCAGGCGAGCCATGATGTTGTCCTCTGGCAGCAGGCGATTGCGAAACTCAATCGGTAGAACCGCGAGGATTGCCGGCGTCAGCTGGCGGACGTTCTCGCGGTACCGTTCGCTGTTGAAATGGTTATCCAGGAAGCGGAACAGCTTTTGGCGCTTTCGGCAGAGATCGTCAGGGAAAGTGATGTCATCACCACCCTGCGCCTGGTACTCTTCGATGATCAGAGCCGTAACTACGTCCTGACCATCTGCGCCCGCCCAGGAGCGGACCGCGTCACGAATGGCATCATGTTTATCGCCATGCTCTTGTTGAGCACGATTTATCATCGCGGACGAATGGAATCCGGTATTTTGTTGGTACGTAAGTGATTGCATAGTGCTTTCCCTTTCGTGGTTAGAATTAGCTGTTATTTGAACCAAGCAACAAGGCGAGATCTGGACGAATATCAGCGGGTTTAACCCCCCCGTTTGTTGCTGACACGATTTTCATAACGTATCGCGCATCAATGCCGCCCCCATGCAGCCACCGCCAAACTGTTGGCTGAGCTACGCCGCAGAGATCTGCGAGTTTCTTTTGACTGCCAGCAATATCGATGGCGCGCTGGATGATTTCATTGGTCATTTTTCAATTCCTAAAAGTATTGAACCAAACAATAATAGCAATGCGTATTACCCATAGCAATAGCAAAACGTGTTTTGACCCTCAATACGCAAGCGTATAAATTAAAAATTATGAAAAAAGAAACTCTTGCTGAACGCCTGAATCAGGCAATGGAACAGTCCGGGATGTCTCAGGGCGCTCTTGCGAAGGCGTCAGGAGTTGCTCAGCCAACCATCTGGAGACTAACGAGCGGCAATGCTCGCGGTTCGACAAAGATTGTAGAAATTGCGAATGCACTCGGGGTTAGAACTGAGTGGTTGTCTACAGGCATAGGTCCAATGAGGGCTGACGGCCAGCAACCAACTTCCATTACTCCTGTAAAAGTTGATCCAAGTATCTTCAGGGTTGACGTGCTCGACCTAACGGTCAGCGCTGGACCGGGCGTGATCAATAGTGAGTTCGTGGAGGTGCTTCGCTCCGTGGAGTACTCAGTAGAAGATGCGCGTCAGATGTTTAATGGTCGTAAACAGGAACAGATCCGCATCATCAACGTCCGCGGCGATAGTATGTCCGGCACCATCGAGCCCGGCGATTTGCTGTTTGTCGATATCAGCGTTCAGCACTTTGATGGTGATGGAATTTACGCTTTCCTGTACGACGAAACAGCTCATGTTAAGCGACTTCAGAAGATGAAAGACAAACTACTGGTAATCTCAGACAACCAGACCTATCGACCGTGGGAGCCAATTGAGAAGGAAGAGATGAACAAGATTTTCGTCTTCGGAAAGGTGATCGGCAGCATGCCGCAGACCTACAGGAAGCACGGATAAAAAGGGAAAATCATGAGAATTGGAATAGCGTTTCCGATCCTGGTGTTTATCGTTGCAGTCGCGTTCTTAACTTGGTTCGTTGTGGGTGGGTATGCGACCCCGGGAAGCTGAGAGATGAAGAAAAAATTGATTTCCAAAACCCGACGCCGCTTGCGGCTGCGGAAATTGGGTCACTTTTGGCTGCGTTCGTAGGTGGTCACACAGTAAAACATATCTTTGCTTGACGACCCTAGGTGCATGTGGCGCAGGATTAAAGGTGATGCAGATCAAGCGAAGATGGTTTTTTTAAAGTTTAAGGGAATATATGAACCAGAACCTTGATTCAACGTTAGAAACATACATTTCTTGGCAGTTAGAACAATTTAAAGGGAACTTTTTCTCTAATTGTGATGTCATTGCATACTACGGTGGCATTTTCCCATGGTCAAAAGAGGTTTATCAACCTAAACTAGAACTAATTGGTCAAATGGCAACTGACCGCTCTAACAGATTTCTAGTAATCATCCTCAACACTAACGGCGGTTCTGTTGAGTCAGTTGAGAAGATGGTTGAAATAACAAGACATTTCTATCAGGAGGTTTACTTCGTAATCCCTGATATGGCCATGTCGGCAGGTACCATATGGTGCATGTCTGGTGATAAGATTTATATGAACTACGCCTCTTCGCTGGGACCAATAGATCCTCAGGTACAATCTTCGGATGGAAAGTGGGTTCCGGCTTTGGGTTATCTTGATAAAGTAGAAGAAATGATCTCCAAATCCAGAGATGGGACAATTACCCAAGCTGAGTTGATGATGCTTAGTCAGCTTGATCTTGCGCACTTACGTAGATACGAACAGGCCAGAGAGCTTTCTATAGACCTACTAAAAAAATGGTTAGTTGAGTACAAATTTCGTGAGTGGACAGTGCATCAAGGTGACAAGAAGCTAGGCAAATTAGTTACTCGTAAAGAGAAAGAAGCCAGAGCCAAGAGGATTGCGACAGCTCTGAGTGATAATGGTAAGTGGCACTCACATGGAAGAACAATTGGAATAAATACACTTATCAACGACTTGAGAATAAGAATAGAAGATTTTACTTACAATAATGAGTTTAGTATCGCCTTAAAAAATCTTCACAGCGTCATAAATGAATACATGTATAAAACAAACCGTCAGGTCTTAGTTTTATCTTCATTCCCGTTTTCAGATCCAGCCGAGGGTTAAAATGAGTAAGGAAAAATCACTAGCAAATCAGGTTGAAGAAGTACTAAAACAACAAAAGATTAGTGAACAAAGTAAAATGATACAATCATTAAAAAACAATGGATTAATTAATAAGCCAGTCTTTAATTTGGCATACGGCCCTGATGTAACAACTTGTCATACACAATTATGAATGCAACCCGGCCACTGTGCCGGGTTTTTACTGCCCTTTCCTCACGAACTCCGCAGCATCCCTCAGCAATCCCTTGTGAATCACATTGCCCACCGCCCTGCGTTTAGCCTCCAGTCTATCCACAATCGCATCCAGACTAATCACCACACCACCGATTATCAACTCAACAACCGCCCCACCAATCTCACCAGCTATGAAAGCCGCCCGATCTTCCAGTAGTTCATCACGTGACATATCCATACCTAAGCCCATAACAATACCCTGTTTGGTGTTTTTTTGAGCATAACATACACCTTTCGAAAAAATAAATTCCTTTCGCTATCAATATTTTAATACTTATTTTAGCCGATAAATAGCAATGCGTATTGATATGTTTAATACGTATTGCTATTATCACCTCATCGCGAAACACTAAGCGCATCAAGTTCAAACGTTCCGCCAGCCTGGCGACAAGGGCAAAGCACAAAAGTGAGCTTCGCGGTGGTGAATTGCCGAGTTAAAACGCTCAACCGTGAAGATCAGCGTCACGGCACCACCAGCGAAGTTCACTCATAAAAACTGGAGAACATCATGGTTCATCAGCACTACGGTACACAGACGGTAAACCGCGGCGCAGTTCAGCCGGGGATGCTAGTCAAACACAAAGACTCAACCTGGACGGCATCAGCTAACGCTCGCGGACGTTTGTATCTGCATCGCGGCGTGGAGATGACTTACACCAAGGATTTGCTGGTTGAAGTTTATCTGAACGGTCTGGGGAATGGCCTCAGCCATTAACGGAGAGTGTAATGCAAGACAAGAAATGCGGATATTGCAGCAAGCCGGTTAAACCGGAAGAAGTAATCAAAAGCACCCTTCTCTATCGCAACGGCTCACTGCTGGCGCGCAAAGAGAAAGAGTATTGTTCCAAACGTTGCGCTTCGCACGACCAGATGGCTCACGAAGGCTAACGTACACCCCGCGCAAGGCGGGATCTACGTCCGGTGGTACCGACCAAAGTTACACCGGAAACAACATTAAAACCAAAGTTAACCCAATGGGCGCTATCAATGGCCCGGGGATTCTAACACCCAAAAATGAGGATCTCACATGGAATTCTTTAATGTGGTTAAAGCCACTCAGAAATCCGGAAAACAAGATGCAGTGGTCTGGTTCACTGCGAAAACCGAGGCTCGCGCCAATCTGCAGCTGGACGTTGCGTTGGAAGATGCTGGCATCGAAACTGGTCGCGGCAAAGATTACGCCAAGCCAATTCGCACTGACTTCCCGGTTGTTGATGACCTGCCGGAAGAAGGTGAAGTTGATTTCACCTGGTGTGATCGTTACGAACTTGCCGAAGACCAGCGCACCTGGAACGTAAAATTAAAAGCGGACGATGCGGCGCTGGAAGAAAATAGTCAGGCTGATGATAATGTCGTTAATAGTGAAGTCGGTACTGTAGAGCAATCTCAGCAGACAGAGCAACCGAATCTGACCGTTGTTGCCACCCAGCCTTTCCGCCAGCGTGTACTAGCTCAGTTCATCGGTGATGGTGAATATCTCTATCACGTCGACGCTGGGCAGAAAAACGAGATTGTCCGCCTTGAGATGGACACTGATAACGCGTACGCCCAAAACCTGCTGCTGGCTGCTGAGAATGTGGAAGCATTCAAAAAAGCCATTGAGCACGATATCCATAAAGTCGTGAATGCCGTTAAGAAAGCCTTCCCTGTCGACGGTAAAAAACCGGAACTGGCAACAGTTATCCAGTTCCTGACGGTGTGGTTCAAAACTGAATACATCGATCGCGGCCTGCTGGTCAAGGAATGGCAGAAAGGCAATCGTGTAACAACCATTAATCGCACACCTTCAGGTGCGAACGCCGGCGGCGGCATTGTCTCTGACCGAAAATTCCCGCAAACCATTCTCGGTCTGGAGCATGAGATTGCTCTGGCGTTACGTGCCCGTGACCGCGAATTTGATATTTACAACGTCCCTCTGGATATAGAACTACAGGCAAACTCCATCATGAATAAGATGGACGATCCCGAATGGCTGGCGACTCGAGAGAGATTCGTTTCAATTCCTGGTGGCCTGGACTACTCACGTGCCTGCATCATCGCAACAGTAAAAACCACACCAGAGGGGCTTTATGCTGATCCTGTAAAACACCAAGAATATTTGAATAGAGTACTGACGGAAACCGACCACACAAACCCAGATCCGTTGCTCGTTGATATAGCCTGCGGTCGTTCGTCTATGCCTGTACCTATGAAACAGGAAAAAGTAACGGCTGAAGAGGTAAACAAAATTCTTGCAGCTTCCCGCGGCGAATATGTTGAGGGGATTAGTGACCCTACAGACCCGAAATGGATCACAGAAGACCTCGCATCAAACGACCAACAAAAAGATGACCGTTCACCAGTTAAAGAGGAAACCACCAGCAATGTGCAGATGGAAGAAACTTTCAGTGATGAAGAACAGGCTGGTAATGAAGTGCAGCCAGGCGAAAGCAGTCTGGAAACTGGTGAAGAGTCACATACCGGCCAGCAAGCCGATGTAAACCAGAATGCGGACTCTGTCGTCCAAAATAGCGATTCTGTAAACCAAGCCGAACCAGTTGCTGCGCAAACCGAGCCAGAAGCGAAATCTGACGAACCGGCTGTTGTGTATCCCGCTTACTTCGAGCCGGGACGTTACGAAGGTCTGCCGAACGAGGTTTATCACGCAGCGAACGGTATCAGCTCAACCCAGGTGAAAGACGCACGCGTCAGCCTGATGTTCTATCACGGCCGTCACGTGACCAAGACTATCCGTCGCGAAAGCAGCGAGGCGCTGACGTTCGGTAGCCTGGCTCACACCCTGGCCCTGGAGCCCGAAAAGCTCCACGAAGAGTTTGCGGTATTCCCAGGTATTCCGGCTGAGGCGTTTACCACCACCGACTCCATGAAGGCGTTCATTCGAGAATTTAACGCGGATAAGCCAAAGGCCGAGCAACTGAAGCTCACCGGTAAGAAAGAAGAACTTCAGGCGGCGATACGCGCGGTCAGCCCGGAGGCCATTTTCGCTGATGAATTTGAGCAGCAATGGTGCGATAGCGTTGATGGGAAAACCATCCTGTCCAGAGAACAACTGACGCTGGCCACGGCAATTCAGCAAGCCCTACTGAATCATGAATCAGCCGGGAAACTGCTGCGCCATCCTTCCCGTTCAGTGGAAACCAGTTATTTCGGGATGGACGACGAAACCGGTCTGGAAGTCCGTGTGCGCCCTGATCTTGAGGTTGAAATCAACGGCGTTCGTATCGGTGTTGACCTGAAGACGATCAGCATGGGACGCGTTAAGCAAGACGGTTTGCGCGCCAAACTGCACCGGGAAATCATCGACCGCGACTACCACCTCAGCGCTGGCATGTATTGCTCCGTTGCCGACTTTGATCAGTTCTTCTGGATCTTCGTCAACAAAGACGAGGGCTACCACTGGGTGGCGGTAATTGAGGCATCGGAAGATTTGCTCGACCTCGGGCTGCTGGAGTATCAGCGCACCATGCGTGCACTCGCAAATGCGTATGACACCGATTGCTGGTCTGCACCGATAACCGAAGACTACACCGACGAACTGAACGACTTCGACCTGCGCCGCCTTGAAGCGCTGCGTCTGGCTTAAGGGAGGATTTGACCATGCAAAATACCAACATCATTACGACTGAGCAGGCTCCTAACACCATTTCCGCCAGCAACGCTGTGTTCAACGTGCAGGCACTCGGCCAGCTAACCTCTTTCGCTGAATTGATGGCGCAGTCTGCCGTTACCGTTCCCAAACACCTGGCGGGGAAACCCGCCGACTGTATGGCTATCGTCATGCAGGCTATGCAGTGGGGAATGAACCCATATGCAGTTGCCCAGAAAACGCATCTGGTGAATGGCGTTCTGGGTTACGAAGCGCAACTGGTTAACGCAGTGATTTCCAGCTCCAGCGCCATTATTGGCCGCTTCCATTACGAATATGGCGGTGACTGGGAGAAGATCGCCGGGAAAAAAGACGGCCGTGATGAATTAGGCCTGTTTATCCGGGTTGGCGCCGTACTGCGCGGAGAAGAAGAAATAACCTGGGGCGAACCAATCTACCTGGCAGATATCACCACACGTAACTCGCCACTGTGGAAAACAGCGCCGAAGCAGCAGATCGCTTATTTGGCAGTGAAGTACTGGGCTCGCCTGTACTGCCCAGAAGTCATCCTCGGCGTCTACAGTCCTGATGAAGTTGAGCCACGCACTGAGAAAGAGATTAACCCGGCACCGAAACACGTTAACCTGGCTGATATCTCAGGTGACACCGTCACAACCACGCAAAGTGCACAGGAATCGTCGGTAAATATCGACACTCTTGCCGATGATTTCCGCGAACGAATCGATGCCGCTCAGGATGTTGATAGTGCAAAAGCACTGCGCGCTGATATCGAAAGCGCGAAGGCCACGCTCGGATCTGCCCTGTTCACCGAGCTGAAGAATAAGGCAGTGAAACGCTATTACCTGGTTGATTCACGTAACAAGGTCGAAGCCGCGATCAACTCGCTGCCGTCTCCGGACGAACCGGATGCAGCTGAACGGTTTGGGGAAGTTGAGCGAGTTCTTGCAACTGCGAAACGTCATCTTGGCGACGAGCTGCACGATCAGTTCAGCATCACCCTGGCGGATATGAAACCGGAATACGTTGGTTAACTGGGTTGGGAGGGTTCGCCCTCCCACTGAGGAGATGTAATGCGACTAATTAACCGAGGCAATCAGCAATCCCCGTTGGCGCGCCAGGCATGCGACATAGCACTGGCCACTCATCGCGAACGCTATGGCAACTACGGGCGCAGCGAGATGAAGGCGACATACACCATCCTCGTTGAAGGCGTAAAGGTCACCGTTGAGGTTGTAAACCGTAAATGCAGCTACGTGGCCACAGCAATGACAGGTATGCGTCGTTTGCGCGCGCTGCCGGGTCAGGTTTCTTGATATTACTTTTGGAAATGGCCCAGTTCGGGCCATTGGAGAAAAACGATGGATGATATTTTGCTGACGTCAGACCTGACCAGTCGATACAAAATCTCACGTAAAACCCTTTGGTCATGGCAAAGCACAGACACGATGCCGCGGGGTTTTGCGAAGCCGTTCCCCGCCCCGGACTTCCCCGGTAACCCTAACCGCTGGAAGTCGGAGTCAGTCAAAGAGTGGGAAGGTGTGAAACAGCCAA